TAAAACAAATCTCCCTTATCAGTTATCGGGTCTTGAGAAAAACCGGGAACCTGAATCAATGCGGGAAACTGCTTGAAATAACTGATAAAGGAGAACGAATATGGATAACGAAATGTTAGCCGGTTACGCGCTGGGACAGGACAGCGGCAACAACAATAACAACGGCTGTTTTGGCAACGGATGGGAATGGATCTGGATCTGGATCATCCTTCTGTTTGGCCTGTTTGGCTGGGGCGGCAATGGTTTTGGCTTTGGCGGCAATCGTGGCGGCTGCGGCAGCCAGTGCGCTACCACCTCCGACGTGTCCGACGCCTTTAGTTTTAACCAGCTTGACAACGGCATCCGCGGCTTAGAGAGAGGCCAGTGTGACAGCACTTACACCCTCAATAACTCGCTGATGTCCGGCTTCCACGGTGTTGATAACGCAGTCTGCCAGCTTGGCTATCAGACCCAGCAGGGCATCAACAGCCTTGCATCTCAGATGGCTTCCTGCTGCTGCGACATCAAGGGCGGCCAGAAAGATATTGAGTATGCTGTAACCACTCAGGCCAGCGGCATCAACAACGCAATCCAGGGCGTGCGCTATGACATGGCGACCCAGGCTTGCGACACCCGCAACCTGATCCAGACCAGCACCCGTGATATCATCGACGGCCAGAACGCATCCACCCGCGCTATTCTGGATTTCCTGACCCAGGATAAGATTTCCAGCCTGCAGGCCGAGAATCAGGCGCTCAAATTTGCGGCAAGCCAGAGCGAGCAGAACGCTTATATCACCGCAAATCAGGCTGCACAGACCGCCGAGCTGATCCGCAGACTGGGCAGAGATTGCCCGGTACCTGCATACGTTGTGCCTAACCCCAATTGCTGCTACGGCAACGGCTATAACAGCTACAACAATGGCTGCGGCTGTGGCTGCTAGCCTATTATCATCCGGCAGATAGAGCCGTCGATTAAACTATAGGGCGGCTGTCCATTCGGGCGGTCGCCTTATCTTATATGGAGGTATCATTATGAGTTGCAAACCAGTTTGCCAGCTGTGCAAGCATTTGGTTATTAGCCAGGCTGTCACAGATGATGGCGGCAATGTACTGATTAACCTGCCGACAGGCACTTACAACAACGGCGAAAAATATTGTATCGTAGTGGCGCAGAGTATCCCAACCACCGCGACCATTGCATCCCCGGTATACATCACCATCGGCACCGGGACTGAGCAGTACCCGTTGACCACCCGCAACTGCGCACAGGTCACTGCCTGCGGTATTCGCACCCGCACCCGGTACGCTGTCTGCGTCAGCACCACCGCAACCGGCGGCAGCTTTAAAATGCTGGGACGCCCATGCTGCGCGCCGAGCAACAACCTGTCGGGCATTAACGGCACTGCACCGACCACACCAGCAGCATAAGGGGAGGGGAAAAGAATGAATAAAGGAATCACCAAAGCGATGATGCTGTCCAACAGCGGCAAGAACAAGGGCAGCAGAGCGAAAGATAACAATCAGGATTATGGACGCGACTACAATCGCATGGATCGCGACAACGATAGCCGCGATTATAACCGGATGGGCCGCAATAACAGCGGTTACGATGATGATCGCATGGGCCGCGAGAGCCGTTATGATCGTAGCCGTGAGGATTATCCGCGAGACTATGACCGCATGGGCGGCGGCTATGGCTCCCGTTATGGCCGACGGGAATATGATGACCGTGATATGAGCCAATACGGCAATATGGGCCGCCGGTATGGCCGCGAGGCGGAGGGTTATGACGACTACGGCAAGGAGAGCCGCGACCGCATGGGACGGCGCAGAGAGGCCGGTGCACGCTATGAGGACGATGATGACGAGGACGGCGGCGCATATCGGTTTCGGATGGACGGCAAACTGGACATGGGCAAAGTCGGCCATGTTGACAAGCTGACCGCTCCAAAGGCCGAGGAGATCACCCGCAAGATGGTCAATGAGGACGGCAGTAAGGGCGCGCACTGGAACATGGACCAGACCAAGCAAGTGATGGAGCAGCGCGGCATCCAGTGTGATCCGGTCGAGTTTTATATCGCCATGAATATGATGTACTCTGACTATTATCCTGTGGCCAAAAAGCTCAATGTCAACTCAGTAGAATTTTACGCTGATATGGCAAAAGCGTTTTTGGATGACAAGGATGCAGGCAAGGACAAGCTGGCAAAATATTTTTCGTATGTCGTAAAATAGGGCAAAGAAAAGGGAGGCGGAAAACCGTCTCCCTCTTTTTTGTTCGTTAAAGATGGGGCATCGGCGGGGATGCTGGGGCCTTAATTTTTGACCTTGTTTTTGACATGGTTTTGTCTCAAAATATTTTGATAT